CACTGAAACCAGAAACGAAACCACTCTTCGACATCACCATGAACATACAACGATAAAAGTAATCTTTGTTGACAGGGTGTTCGAACTTTTTCGCAGCGATCGTCTCTATGATGTATGTTGGCTTCTTATATTTCGCAGAGACGTGTTTGTTTGTCACCATGACCAACTTCTCCATAAGATCGTGACTGATCTCAGCTTTCTTCTCGACATATTCGTCGATGTTCACCATCTTTTCAATCTCTTTTTCGCGTTGGGTCTTTTTCGTGCCTGGGTAAAACAAGACAACCAGGGCAATCGCCAGAGCGATGAGAATGTAGACGTTGTTCATTATTACTATATGCGTTAATTTTTTTTCAGAAATAAATGAGATATTTATAGTATGTCCCTTCTGGTATATAGCCCAAATTGTCCACACAGTATTGACTTAATTGAATACATTAAGAATAACCCCCAGCTCAAACAACTGGTGAAATTTCATAACATAAATACACAGGGTATACCTTATAATTATAAGTCGAGTATCAACCGTGTACCAACCATGTTGACAAAGAATGGTAAACTACTCGTGGGGAAAGAAATCAAAAATTGGTTGACGTCACTACTCCCAAGTAATGAACTTTCACATCATGAGTTTGGTGCATTCGGATCCGGTATGTCTTCAATAGATGGGAAAGAATCAGATGATAATACATTCAGTCTCGACAATTATGGTGTATCTCTTCAACCAGCGATGACCAAAGAGATGGAAGAGCGGATCAATAGTAGTGTAAATGAAGCGTATAATAATATAAAGAATTAAACAGCCTTCCATAGAGTCATGAAACTTGTAACGATTCAAGCATCGGCAATTAAGTCGACATTCGAAGTTCTTAAAGATATATTGAATGATGTGAACATCTATTTCAAGGAAGATGGTGTATACATCACGAGTCTTGACACAGCCAGAGTTGCTCTTGTTGATATGTTTCTGGCTTCAGATAATTTTGATGAATATGAATGTACACATCCCATCATTGCGGGTATTAACATTACAAATACCTTCAAACTTCTTAAAACAATCACAAATAATGACGTCCTTAGTCTTTCTGTGAATAGTAAGGAATACATAGATATCGAAATTAGGAGTGATGCGAAGAAGACAACTACACAATTTCAATTGAAGTTATTAGATATTAATGAAAATCGGATCGAAGTACCTTCTCAAGATATGACGATGGTCACCACAATGCAATCTGCCGAATTTCAGAGAATGTGTCGTGATATGTCAAATATCGGAAGCACGATCGATATCATTAGGAATAAAAACCTACTAACTTTAAAATGTATGGGTGATTTTGCAAACCAGGAAACGTCGATTGAATGTGTTGAAGAAAGTCCATATATTACAGGTTCGTATTCGTTGAAATATATGAACACCTTTACAAAGGCGACTAGTATGTGCTCATCTGTACAGCTAATGCAAGATCAGGATAGTAAGTTTTTGATTTTGAAATATAATGTCGCTGATTTGGGTGACCTAAAATTCTATCTCGCATCTAAGGTATCCGAAGACTCTTGATCTCATCATCATAGCTTGATACAGTCTTAGTCATACCAATCGCATTCGTTAACTTGATTTTAGGAAATTCATCTTTCAATGTCGACTGGTCATATCGTAACATGTCACGAATAGGTACGTCTTCCCCATGAAAATCACTTTTAGGACCCGCATATTTTTTAACTTTACTCGTGATGTCTCTTACAGGTTTATTATTATAGTCGAGAAGCATGGCACTTGTCAATGGAATGTTAAATGAAATACCTTCACTTAATATCACTGGCCAGTCTACATCGACCTTGGTAGTAATAAACTTGTACTGCTTGTTCCCATACCAATATCTAATCCGGAGGATGATGTTATGTACATTTTCTGGAATTGTTTCTTCGTAGTACGGTGTGTTGGTCACATCAACCCAATATTCCTCGAGAATGTGATCACCCCATGTCCTGGATTCCTTATCCCAAAATCCACCCTTCTGAGTAGTATAGTCTTTCTCATGGTCCACTAAATATTCGAGTGAACGACTTTCAATTTTGAAATCGGGTTTGTCAGTGATTTTACGATAAAGACCATAAACCCATATGATGAGATTACTTAAAAGATTACTAATCATTTATACTAATGGAAGGTAACTTTTTAAGTAGATACAAAAATAAATTGGATGAATGGTCCAAGCGTATCGAAGATGAGCCTCATAACAAAAATCGTCATCAATCCGATATGAGTGATTATATTATCAAATGTATGCCCTACATGAATAGTTATGTCGAAGATACAAAGGAGGAGACGAATACGGACAATGCATTTAATGCTGTAGAAACCAATGGTATTAAACGAAAAGATATCTTCACAGATTATTTAATCGATGTCGAAAAGAAGAATATTTATAGACATATGACAAAAGAGGAAGAAAAGTGTCCACAGTGTGTGTATAGTAATATCATCTACTTCAATGTAACGAGTGACGCGGTTTGTGATTCGTGTGGTTTGATAGTTGCCACACTCATAAATGAAGAGCCAACATATAAGGAAGAACAAGAAATATTTGAAAAGATTGTCAATTATTCATACAAACGTGAAAATCATTTCAATGAATGGTTGAGTCAGTTTCAAGCACAAGAGATGACGAACATACCACCTGAAGTGATTGATCAATTAAGGGCAGAGTTTAAGAAGATGAAAATAAAAAAACTTGATGAGATTACACATACAAATGTTCGTCAGTTATTAAAAAAGTTGAAATGGAATAAATACTACGAACATGTTCCATACATCACAAATATTTTGAATGGTATCAAACCACCCAACATGCCACAAGAGTTAGAAGAGCGTCTTCGTATAATGTTCAAGGATATACAAAAACCATTCGATGACAACTGCCCAAAGGATCGTAAAAACTTTTTGAGTTACTCGTATGTTCTTTACAAATTCTGTGAATTACTTAGTGAAGACACCTATCTAAAATACTTCCCGCTCCTCAAATCAAAAGAAAAGTTATACCAACAAGATGTCATGTGGAAGAAAATATGTATAGACCTCCAATGGGAATACATACCAACAATCTAAAAAAGACGTGTGAGGTAGCTCATACGCTCGTCAACATTTCTTTTGGTGTACGACGATGACGTCTTGATATCGATGAGACGATAGAAATATTCGTCAGCCACACTGTGTGAATCTTCATTGTTTTCTCGGACAAATGTATTCATATTGTCTACAAACAATGCAACATTCTCGATATCGTACTCGTCGCATGCGAAGTCATTGATCGCAAAGATCCGAGCCATGTCGAGAGGGAAGTGGGATCGGATTGAACTCTTGCAGATCGGTTGTGTGATCTTGTAAACGGCATGTAAAAAGTTGATGAATAATTTCATCTTGTGTTCAACTTCATAGTCTGGTGTATCGTTATTCTTCTCGATATAAGTCCTCAGACTATTTGAATGGTAACGTCCAGCAGTTTTTGGGTTAGCACTGGTGAAAATATCATAAATGTTCAACATGATGGTCACGTCAGCATGCCTCTCAGTGGGTGTGATTGCTTCAATCTCTTTCAGTTTTTCACTTCTTATATTCTGGATCATCATCATGACAGGGTGATCGTCATATGACCACGCAATTTCCGTCACACGAAGAGCATGCCCCATCTGTAAAGTTCTGAAATAGTCACGACGCTCAGCATCCGTAGGATTCTCGACAGTACATAATTGGATTTGAGTAATATCAAAGAAGTTTTGTTCACGAATGGTCATATCGGAATAGGAACGCCCGTTATACTTGAACTCATTGTTACGATACATCGATAATGTCGTAAGTCTCTGACGTCCATCCAGCACTTCAGATTCGAACATACAAATGTTGTCGGGGTTAGTCGCTAAACTGATCGAAGGGATCGGGAAGGACTTGTCGACAATGGATGCGATCAAATTTTCTCTGTCCGCCATGGACCATACATCACCCCTCTGGTAAGGAGGTGAGAGATCGATGATCTTCTCATCAACTTGGAAAACCAGGTTGGAAATACAAACGTGACTGTAATTGAACTTGGGCATTGTGGATTCGATAGCCAAGAGCAAGAGATGGGATACTTAGGTTGTAACTTTACGGACTTCAATTTCACGATGAGGAAATGGTGGAAAATTTATCAAGTATGCAACTTTCAACCCGAGAAGTCGCAAATAATTGAGAGCCTGTAATTCTGCTTGATCGTTAAGGGTCTTGATTGTTTTAAATTCTAGAACAGTGTGAGACTCAACAATTATATCTGCTCGTAAATTTCCGATAACATGTCCTTCAAATAGAATAGGGACTATTCGTTCAGATTCATACAGTATAGAATGTTTTCGTAAAAGAACCTCCATCGCATTATGATACACTCGCTCACTATATCCTGGTCCTAAATCGGTGTATATTTGTTTGGCAAGAACATCTACTTCCATTATACACTGTACTCTTAGAACCTTTAATGTCTTATCTCGAGTAAATGGGGGATAATACAATTATAACGACCACGGATCTTTATAACTTCTTTGTTCACATACTCTACGAGTTCTAATAATAACTCACGAAGTTTCGAGTATTCTCTGGTATCTATCACAAACTGTCTGAGCATATCACCCGCTGTATCTATAAACATCTGGTGAATGTTTCGTATATCACGATTTTTTTCACGGAGTTTATCTCTTCGTTGTAATTCTCGTTTGAATCGAATTTCATCTAAATCATTCAACATGTAAGAAACCCTAAGCCACATATTATCATTATCGTAAATTTCGTCATAACGGTAATGCATATCTCGATTGTATTGAGATATAATCCGTCTAATATGGGTCATGAAACTGTTATATTTCAATTCATCAAAAGCTGGGACACCACCACATGGGATATCTCCATGTTCACGACTCGTGAAATGTTTATTTTTGAACTCCATATAATGAGGATTATGTATCCGTCCAGTCTCTATACGCCCAGATTCCCAACTAAATGCTGTGTGACAGTCGATGCACCACATCTGTGAAC